AAATGCCACCGTTCTTCCCACGGAAATACGGAAATGGGTATGAAGGCACCTTGTACGTCACGATGTCATCTAATGCCTGTGTCTCGTGGATCTCAGTTTCTTCCGCTTTTACTATTTCTCTGCCTAGGGCAATAGGTGAACCAATGCGCCCCTTCCATTGGCAACCATCACAACCGCCCGGGTTATTCTTCTCAAACGTACTGCAACGCTGAGCAAACGCTGTATGGCTAGCCTTGTCCTCTGTGTCTTCACGAGAGTAGTCGGGGTGCCTTTCTGAAATCTTATGGATTGCATTCTCTCTATCTACGCAACGATGAGCAATAGATAGTGCGTTAAACCACATGGGTTCGGATACAGACTCTTGGTTTTGGTACTGGTACAACAACTGTGCGCAACCTTCATTGTTGGCACTGCGAATCATAATTTTGCTAAACCTAGATACGGTATTAGCAGCCATAGCTTTTTGTAACTCACTTAGTTCTTTAGGAGCCGTTGGCTTCTTAGGTGCTTCCTTTACACCAAGTAAGTTCTTAAATGTTTCGTATTCAACATCTGGTGCATCACAGATTATCTCTACTGGCTTAGGTGGATTATCTTTAAAGTTCAGTGTGCCAGGGACTCTAAGCACCCTAGCTATTTCAAATACACTTGCATCGACATAAAGGTTGTGCAATACACATAATTCGTTCAAACGATTAGCAACTGGTTCCCATTCTTCCCGACTAATCGGTTTAGTAAGGGGCCAATATGCGTGTATACCTCGGCCTGAGTTAACAAGTAGGGGTTTGGGTAATCCGATTAATTTGCAGAAGGCTTGCAACGCTTGTAGACCTGTTGCTTGGTCTATGTATCCATCAGGACGGTTTGTCTTTGGGTTTAGTTCTGCCTTTGCTTCGCCGCAATCTAGGTCAAGCCAAAACGCTTTGAGGTCTTTTACGTTCTCTTTTTTGCGGTTTAGGTTTGTCTCAAATTTAGCAACACCAAAATACACATCCCTGCCCTTAGACAGAAAGTCTTCTACGTAGGTATCAAATTCTTCTCGTGTTTGAACGAGTTCTTGTATAGCAGACTTACCCTTTAAGCCAAGCACGGTAAGCCACCCATCGGGGCTTTGCACTCTGTTTAATAGGTCAATGTTTGCCATTCTTGTCTCGTTGTTAGGGGGAAAAAAGGGGGGACTACTCCCCCCTCACCTTCCGGTGATGCTTTTATTACTTAAGTTTTGATTCTGTAATGTGCTTGTTAAAACTATTCAGTAACCTAGTTACGTTCTTGGTATAGCGTTTATCAGGTTCATATGAACCTATAAACCAGTTGTATATCGTTTGCCTGCTAACCCCAATAGTGGTTGCTACATCTGCAACTGATATACCTAGTTTTATAGCCGCTTTACCAAGAGCAACACCAAGCCTACTGCTATCAGCTTGTTTGTTAAGCTGAATAGTCTTGGCACTGTAGCCGTAAGTCATTATTAGTTATCCGACCAAGCGCTAACAACATCTGCTAACTTTGCTTTTGGTGCGGCAGCAGGCACCTCAGCTTTTTTAGTCCGCTTAACAACAGGCTCGTCAACTTCTTCCTCTACTTCAACGGGCTGTTTAGCAGCTGCGGGTGGCAACTTAACAACACCATCTTGTTGGGCTACGGTCAACTGAATAACCCGCTTAGACTCCTGAGTAGACTGCGCTGCTTCTACAACATCAATCTCTTCATCGGTCAAGTGACGCACAGGGGTGAACTTCAACACATCAGCAGTCTCGTTCTCATCAAATGCAATCTGAGTAACGATACGGTCAATGCTTTCTCCGTTAGCAGGTAAGAACTTAGTGTAGCTTTCAAATGGGTGTGTATTACCTACACCCTTGCCAAACAACGACTTGGCAGGAATGTTGAACTGGTAAATATCGCCACTCATGTCGTTCTCGAGTACTACTGCTATACGACGGTTAAATCGGCATGCACGACCCTTACCGTTAGTGCCTGAACCATCAATGTTTTGTGGGCAGGTAGCGCAGCTTGCGGACTGAGCGTTAGCGGCTTTAGGGTCAGGTACATCGCCTAAGTTAGACCAGCAATCAGGCAGAGTTGGGGCAGCATCAGGATCAAACGCAGTAGCGTAGAACTGACGGGATACCTTTGGCAGTGCGTTAATAATGATGACGTTTAAGAAACCATCTTTAACCTTGCCAGCTTCTTTGCCGTTTACGATGCGACGGAATACACCTTTGGACATAGTGATGCGACGAGTAGTACCACCACCGCTATCCGCTAGGGACTTAGATAATTCGCTAACCTCACGATTAGTTGCTACTGAGTTTTGCTGCTGGAAAATAGAAATGTTGCTCATGATTTGCTCCTTCTAACGACCACGGTGTATTTACTGTCTGCTTGTAAACCAGCAGGTAACAGATTTGGATTCTCTTCGAGAAACTGCTTGAGGTTAGTTTGATGTATCCTCTTCTCGAGCAGGGGATATGCGTCATGTTCTTGTATGAACTGATACATAGAATCCCAATCCGTCGTCCAGTACCGTGTATCCACTTTACGAATGATTGTCCCTGCTGGTGTTTTAATGCTGTCAGCATTGTTTTCGTAACAGACTTCTAGCATCTCTTGCGCCAGTAAATCTTGTTGCTCTTTCAATGCTGCGTCTTCTGCTTCGAACTTCTCTTTAAGCTCGACTCTTTTGTCTCTAATCTTGATGTAGATCTCGGCAAGTTTGTCTGCTGGTACTTCATGTAAATCATTAACTACAGCTTCCATGTTTAGCTCCTTCTAACTACGAACTACTAGTATACCAATGACTTTGACAATGTCAAGCTATTTCTTCAATTTCTTGTCTATATAAGTCAATTATTTTTGTGTGGCTATCTATATTGTTTTGTAACATTTTGTATAGCCTAGCTTCTACTTCGCTTCCTTTAATATGCACAATAGTCATAGGGTTCTTTTGCCCTGGGCGGTTAATACGTGCGTTGGCTTGCAAGTATGTTTCTACGCTGGTCACAGGAGCATACCAAACGATTACGTTGGCAGCAGTTAGTGTTAACCCGTGAGACGCCGCTTGGGGTTGTATTATTAAAACCCTAGTATTCTCGGTGCTTTGGAAGTCTTGAATTATGTCGTGCCTTTTGTTAATAGGCACTTGCCCGTTGATGATCCCGCAAGTGATACCAGCTTCGGTAAGATGTTTGTTTAGTAGTTCTATAGTATGTGTAAACGGAACAAACACCAGGACCTTATGTGATGCCTCGTTAATTACTTCTTCAATAACACGTAAGCGATTGGATACATCAAATTGAATTACTTCTCTAGTATCGGTATACACCGCACCGCCAGAGATTTGGAGGAGCTTATTGATATTAGTGGCTGCGTTTACTGAAGTGACTTGCTCTCCGTCTGCATGAATCAGCATTTGCTTTTTAAGTAGTTTGTAATACTTCATTTGCTGAGCAGTAAGGGGGGCATCTCGTTCTACAAAAGTCACGTCAGGCAAATCTAAGCATTGGTCTTTCTCAAACCGAATAGCAGGTTGTAACACTGTATGTACAACAGACTGTGCTTGGGGTTTTGGTATCCAGCGATAAGTGCCTACCTTGTACATAACTTGGTCACGGAACTGCCCATAGAATTTAGGTGTGCCAGTTGGGTTAATAAGCTTGGCTAGGCCAAACGCATCTACGGGAGATTGTGCTGCTGGAGTACCAGTAAGCATCCACATACCCTTAACCTGATTAGCTATGTCTCTGAGCGTCTTCCAACGAGTTGTCTGTGCGTTTTTGTAGGCACTTGCTTCATCTACTACGATCAAGTCGAACCCGCCTTTTAGGACTTCTTCTTTAACGATGTCTACCCCATCAAAATTAATAATGACAAACTCAGCATTGTTAGCAAGTATCTTCTTGCGTTGAGCTGGAGTGCCATGGGCTACATCGCAGGTGCGATGGATTGCAAACTTAAACAAATCCTGTTGCCATGCAGACTTCATAATGGACAAAGGGCAGATCACAAGCACACGACGTACGACACCTAAGTTCATTAGGTAGTCGGTTGCCCATATTACGCTAGCCGTTTTGCCTGTACCCTGCTCGTTAAAACAGAAAGCCTTGCGGTTAAGCGTTAAAAATTCAGAGGTTTGCTTTTGATGAGCAAACGGTTTGTGTTTACCGGGCCAGTTGTAATCCGTTAGGATGCTATTTTTTACTGACATTCCGTTTGACGGAGTGGTCTGAGTTCCTGCTGAACGATCTGTTGTTGCTAGCGGATTTAACTTTGAGATTACTTTTAGCACTTGTGCCCCCCTTGCTGAGAGGCTTTGAGTGGTCGACGTCTTTTCCATCACCTTTGTGTACCTTTCCTTCTTTCATTAGCTCCGCACGGGCACTATTACGCTTTGCCCTGTTTTTTATTTGTTCGGGTTTACCCTGATACTGTTCGTATTCTTTTTTGTATGGTCTAGGTTTGTTCACGTATGGCATGTTTTCTGTTCCATTCTTCTTCGTGTTCTTCGGCAGTCTTCATTTTGCCGTAAAACGGTAAAGTCAACAAGCCAGTTTGCTGTAATGCAGTAAGAAAACCGCCTCTTTCGTATGACCCGTTAATTTTTACTCGTACTGCGTTAGCAGGTACTTCGTGCCACTGTTTACGTATTTTAACGGCTACTTGCAGTTCGTAAGTGCTTCCCAAATCTGCATTGATATCTATGTAGCTTTCGGTCATTTTGCCCTCATCCTTGCCAACCCCAAACTCAATTACAAAGTTAGATGCAGGCTCGTAGTAATCGTTTTTAAACTCAGGGGGTTTTACCTCCAAAGGGCACTCGTCAAAAGTCTCGCTCATTTCCTTCTCTCCCTGTAATTATGGCAAGTCTTAACAGGACACCAGCCGCATAACGGACCCGCTACTGCGTTCCATACACCTGTCTCCATAGCCTTTTCCAGCCGTTCTAGATCAAACCGCACATGCTCAAAGTAGGCTAGCTTGTGCATTGAACTGTGTTCTTTATTAACAAACTCGTTACTGACTACGAATATCAAAGCAGACTTAAGACTATTAATCTCGGGGAAGTGAGTAAACACCGCCGCCGCTAGTAAATCTAATTGTTTTAAGTCTGCATACTTAGCATTCTTACTGCTCTTGTAATCAACCAAATAACCTTCGTTGCCGTTAATAATTAGCAAGTCAGCAATCCCTCGATACCACGCATCTTTGTCGTAGAACCCGCAAGGATTAAGTCTGCCGTTCTTGTTGGATACACCTAGCTCAATCTCAGTATGCTTCTCACCTGGGATGTTCTTAAGCGCATCTACCGTATCTTGGATAAATGCAAACTGAGGTGGTATGGGTGTGCCATCTTTAATATAGTCTTCAGCAGCTTTGTGTAGCTCCTTGCCGTATATTGTGGCTTCGCTACCTTCGTCTTTGACATCCTTAGCTACCTTAAGATGGTAATACTTCTTAGGGCATTGTTGGAATGTTTTAAGACTGCTATATGACCAAGCTGGCATTGTTTATCTTCCAAATTTCGGCATGCAAGTTACATCGACGGGAACATCAGATAAAGAGCCGTTGATCTTGCGTCTAGACATAATTACTACTGGTCTGAGCCCGCTTGATTCGCACTCTTGAACAGCCATGATAACTTGGCTACGACTCATTTGCGTAACTTCTTTTTCTACCAATACTTTAGTATCGGGTAGTTTGGAATTGTCTACGTAGGGCGATGCGCATGCCCCCAGTAGACCGCATGATAATAAAATTAATCTTCTCACTTGTGTTTCTCCTTTTTACTTTCGTATTTACGAACAGACGCTCTAGCTTTGCATGTTGCACACCGCCATCGACTTCTTGTTGTTACTACAATTTCACCACCAATTTCAGGTTTCATAAGGGCACAGTTAGTACAAAACTTCTTACCGCTATCTGGAACCGCCTCTAAGGTACTTACGTTTAGGTTTAACTGCTGCGATTCCAAGTTCTTCATTATTGTCCTTATTTCTTGCTTCTAACATGGCATCCGCCATTTCCCATACTTCTTTCATATCAAACACACTAGCCCTACTTATTAGCCCGTTGACTATAAACATTGCAAAACAATCTCTTAAGTCAGTCTCATTCATGAATTCCATGCTCCATTAGTTTCTTTTTTAATCGTTGGCACTCAGCTTGCACAATAGCAAGTTGATTACGCAACATCTGCTCTGTGTCTTCTTTGTCCTGTAACTGCACCAAGCCCGCAAACGGAATTGGCTCTACGTTAATAGTTACTGATCCATTTGCCTCGGCAATAAATCTGTCTTCTGTTGTAAATGTTGTCATTTTTTCCCCTCATGGTTTGGGTGTTGTGCTAAGTTGTTCTGACCTAGTTCTGTAATTTCGTAGCCGTGACCTTTTAGGTATTCAAACAAAGCAGTGCGCTTCTCCTGATACCAAGGTTTCCATGTCCACGCTTCAAAGATGATCGGTGGGTAGTTGTTACGCTTGATCGTTTCAATACCACCTTTAATTACCTCTAGCTCGTGACCTTCTACGTCAATTTTGATAAGGCGCACATCTTCAAAACCGATTTCATCAAGCGCCATTAAAATCATTTTTTCTTTTGAGCCAACTGTCTTGCACTCATATTCGTTTTTACGAACTTCTTCGTCAATACTAAAAGCACCGATGTTTGTTTCAATTGCATAATCGGGGGTCGTTAACTCTATATCTTTTGACTCGGTTGATAACCCTGCTTCATAGGTATAAACATTATCAAGCCCGTTGATAAAAGCATTACCACATAGCTGGTAGTAAATAACACGTTGTGGTTCAAACGCATGGTATTTGTGCTTTGGTACTTTTTTAGCAAGGGGTACGCAGAACGTACCTAGGTTTGCACCAATATCCAGCACCAATCCATCAGGCTTATCTATTAGTATCTTTAGCGCAAGCTGGTGGAGGTCGTTCTCGTACAGTTCCTTCTTCAAATGGTTCGATATTAAGTCTTGCCCTTTGAACACAAGAAACTGTGTGCCGTCTACTTTAACTAGTTCGCAGTTAGGTATCATCTTTTAATTTCCTCGAAGTTATAAAACCATTCATCCTTGGCACTCCACTTAGCGTGGTTTTCAACGCTATAGACTTCGGTTGGTATCTTAAAATCAGGGGTTTTAAGTTCAGCAGGGACTAAAGATACATCGTACCAAAGGCAACGGTTGTTGGGTTGGCAAGCAAACTGCCCGTTATCTAACTTAATAAAGTTATAGGACTTATGCTCCTCGACACCTTCACTAAAGCTAGTATCAAGTCGGTTCGCATCAGGCGACGCAAAGTCAATCGTAAATAAGTAATTGCCAAAGTGAAATTGTTTGTCTTTACCATAGAACTTGACCTTGAGCCCCCGCAGATTAGATTTTTCAATCACCGCCATATCGTAAGACAGGCAATCCCATATTTGTAAGTAGTCTAGTGGTAGCGGGTCAGTTACTTCTTTCCATACATAAGCGCTAATTGGTAGTTTGTCGTACAGCGCACCGTAGTTAGTCAACATAGACTCAATACGAAAAGCCTGACCTTTAATTGCTTTGGCTGTCATCCATACGCATGGCTCAAGAATGCCATGTCCATACTCGTGATTGTACAAAAACTCAGTGCGCACGAAACATTTAACGGATGGGATGTTAGCTACAAGAAATGTCATCCTAGCCTCTTGGTAAAGTACCGCTAAAGTTATAAGTACCGCTATGGCTTAGGTTCGCCCAAGGCGCTGCATAAACTTTAAAGCCAGCCTTCCTTGCAATTTTACAAAAAT